GCTGTAAGAGGCGCAATGCTTGCAAGTAACGGAGAAAGTGGACAAATACTTTGCGCTCGTGAGCAGTTAAACAGTTTAAATGATAGTAGTTTTGCTGAGGTAAAAGCAGCTATATTAGGTAATCAATGGTTGTCACAATGTTATGAGGTAGGCGAAAAGTTTATAAGAACTAACCCTAAGATGCCAGGGCGTGTTGATTATAGTTTTAGCGGACTAAGGCATAACCTTGAAAGTATTAAGTCAAAAGCGCGTATTATGCTCTGCTGGATTGACGAAGCAGAACCTGTAAGCGAATTAGCTTGGAGTAAACTACTCCCTACAATTCGTGAAGAAGGCTCTGAAATATGGGTAACATGGAACCCAGAACGCAAAGGTAGTGCTACAGACCAACGCTTTAGGCAAGAACCGCCTGAAAGCAGTAAAATAGTACAAATGAACTGGAAAGATAACCCTTGGTTTAATAAAACCCGATTAGCTAATCAGCGTGTAGAAGATCAGGAAAAACGACCAGACAGCTATGAATGGATATGGGAAGGCGACTATGCCAGTGTGCATGAAGGCGCATATTTCTCTAAACTACTAGCGCAAGCTGAACGTGATAAACGCATAGTTGATAGTCTACCTATTGACCCGGCATTGCCTGTATATGGCTTTCACGATATTGGCGGCTCTGGTGCTAAAGCTGATAGTTATACTATTTGGTTAGCGCAGTTTGTAGGTGATTGGATACACATACTTGACCATTACATAGCACAAGGTCAGGTACTTAGTTATCACATTAATGAGATGCGTAGACGATGGCCTCACGCTATTATGCAACTACCGCATGATGGTGTTAATGAGAATAGCTGGACAGGCAAAAGAATAGAAGATCATTGGAGAGATGGTGGGTTTGAGGTGTTAAAACCATTAACAAACCAAGGTAAAGGCGCAGCAATGCAACGCGTTGAAGCTGTAAGACGCATACTGCCTAAATGTAAGTTTGTTAGAGAAAAAACACAGGCTGGCCGAGTATCACTTGGTTGGTATCACGAAAAGCGCCCTGCTGATGGCCGTGAAATAGGACTTGGCCCTAATCACGATTGGTCATCACATGATGCTGATAGTTTTGGATTAATGGCAATAATGTCGGATAGATTTGTTAGACGTAAAGCAAAACCACTGATAATGCCTAACTACGGAAGTGCAATATAATGCAAGAATATAACGCAGACATATTTGACGACGATGAAAACAACACTGCTGATGGCGTTGATGATGCTGGCAATGACGATGTACTATCTATGGTACGTGCTGAGTTTGAGCAATCTATTGGTATGTCACATGACAGTGACTTAACAAACAGTCGTGAAATAGCATTACGTTATTACAATGGCGATGTGTTTGATGTGTCTGTATTTGGACAGCGTAGTAAAACTGTAAGTACAGATATTGCTGACAATGTTGAATCTATACTGCCTGACCTTGTAGAAATACTGTCAGGCGAAGATGTTGCTGTATTTCAGCCTGTAGGAATAGAAGATGAGGAAGCTGCACAACAAGAAACAGATTATATAAATCATGTGTTTTTTGAGCAAAACAATGGCTTCCAGGTGCTATATGATGGCATTAAAGAGGCATTATTGCTAAAAACAGGTATATTTCGTTGGTACTGGGAAGAAGATAGCTACGACGACAAACAAACATATGAGCAGATTGATGGCTTTGGTTATATGTCAATGCTTGAAAACGGCTATGAATTAACAGCTGGTGAAACAGAAGAACGTGAAGATGGCCAAATAACTATAACAGGCGCTGAATTTACAAAAACAACTACAAAAGGCCGTGTAAAAGTAGAAACTATACCTGCTGAACGATTTGCAGTAGCAAAAGATACTGTAAAATTACGCGATACAACATATTGCGTAGCACAAATACAAACACGTAAGCAAGATTTGTTAGAAAAAGGTTATGATCCTGACAAAGTAGCTAATTTAACTAATATTGACGCTGGTGACAATGAAACTGTTACTGATGCACGTAGTCTTGACACTGAAGATGACCAATTTAACAATTCTATAGGTGTTATGGAGCAAGTTACTGTTTTAGAACATTACATACGTGTTGAAGGCCAAATAAAGCGGCTTATAACTAATGATGATGCGTCTGTAATATTGGAAATAGAAGATGCGGACTATATACAATACTCTAGTATATGTCCATACCCAATGCCACATAAATTCTATGGATTGTCATTAGCTGACAAATTAATTGAAGTACAGCGTGTAAAAACAGGCATACAACGACATATGCTAGATGAACTGTCATTTAGCCTTAATCAACGCATGGAAGTATCAGAAGATGGTGCAAACGAAAACACTATATCTGATTTGCTTAACAATACGCCCGGTGCTCCGATACGATCACGCAATGGCGGTGCTGTAAGACCAGTTAGACTGGCTGGCAGTGGTTTTGATTACATGACAGGTCTTGAAACGGCAAATGTCATGGCAGAGCGTCGCACAGGTATAATGCGCGGTGAAACAGGTATAAAGGCTGACACATTGCACGAAACGGCCTCAGGGGCGCTTACAATGCTTTCTGAGGGTAAAAAACGTACAAGATTAATGGCACGTATTTTTGCTGAAGGCGGTATCAAAGATATGATGCTAGGAATACATTGTCTTATTAAAGATTATGCAACAGAAGCTGATTATGTACGTCTTAGAGGTAAATGGACACAAGTAGACCCTACAAAGTGGGGTAGACGACATGATATGACTATTGAGATTGGTGTTGGTGCTGGTGGCAAACAACAAGAAGCATTGTTGGCTAAAGAGGTTATAAATCTGCAAGCTGCTATTGTTAATCAGCAAGGCGGTGCGGCACAAGGTTCACTTGCAACGCCTGAGTCAATACACGCTGCATTAATACGATACGCTACAAAAGCTGGTATAAAAGCGCCTGAAATGTTTTTCCCTGCACCGCAACCTGGTATGGGTGAACAAGGACAAGAGCCGCAAGATAACAGCGAACAAATAAAAATGCAAATGGAAGCGCAAACTAAACAGCAAGAGATGGAACTTAAAAAATACGAAATAGACAGCAAAATGCAATTAGAACGTGAAAAAATAGCTGCAAACGATGCCTTACAGCGTGAGAAAATTGACCGCGAAACAGCACTTGCTGTGCAGATGCGTGAAATGGAAATGCAATATAAACAAGAAGTATCATCATTTAGACCAGGTGGTAGCCTTATAACATGACAACAATAAATGGCGCAGAAGCAAGCACGAACGCTACACAGGCTAAACGTGAATTAAAGCTGACAACTACAGCACTAAAAAACATGGAAGAAATAGCATACGAAGCACTACTAAAAACAGGTGCAAAAGATGAAGATAAACGACGTGAACTTATAGCACTTATCAATGTGTGCCGTGAGATTCCACGTAAACTAAACAACTACATTGACACTCATAAGATTAACCAAGAAGGAGTCTAAAAAATGAGTAATGAAGCCCCCTTAAGTATCGACCAAGCTGTAAGCGAGCTAACACAGTTAGAACCGCCAAAGCCTGAAGAAGCAGAAACTACAAATGCTGTAGAAGAAGTAGAAACAGAAGATACTGAACTAGATGGTGAACCAGAAGCCATCGACGACGACGAGGAGCCTGACGATAGCGAGGTCAACCTTGAAGATGAAGAAGTTGAGGAAGTTGAAGCGGAAGAAGATGTACCGTCAATCGACGCACCCCAATTCTGGACTGATGGCGCAAAAGATGTTTTTTCATCACTGCCTGCTGAAGCACAATCTGTTATTGCAGATGAAGTTAAGCGGTCACAAGCTGAAACAACTAGAGCGCAACAAGCTGCGGCTGAAGTAACTAAACAGTCAGTGCAACGTATGGAACAACTACATAATGTTATTGAGTCAGTGCAAACTGAAACAGCAACATTAGATAGATTGTTTGATGAGCGTTGGAATAACATTGATTGGGTAGCTATGTCGCAAAGAGACCCATCAGAATACTTGCAAAACAAAGCGTTGTTTGAAGCCGAGTCGCAAGCCTTAGAGGTTCATAAAGAATCTGCGGTCAATGCACAAAAAGAATACGAACAACAGATATTGCAAGAAAACTTTGCAAATGTACCTAAACTATTTCCAGATTTATTGGATGCTGTTAAAGGCCCAGAAATACAACAAACATTGACTAAGACATTGTTGGATTTAGGAGCTACACCAGAAGAACTTAGGTTTGCAAAGCCAGGAATGTTAGCTTTGGCTTATGATGGTATTAAATACCGCAATAGTCAGAAAAAACTTTCAAAAACTAGCGCAAAACCTGTGCCTAAGACAATCAAGTCAAAAGGCAAATCAGCGGGTAATGCAAATTCATTAAGAAAAGCTCGTGCTGCAAAACGTTTCAATAAGTCTAATTCATTAGATGATGCTGTAGCGTTATTGTTATCGAGTTAGCTATCAACAGGAGATATTAAGATGGCTGCACCAACAAACACAATCGTACCAGCAGGTGTTGCTGGCAACAGAGAAGACCTCTCAAACCTCATCGAGCGCGTTGCTCCTGAGAAAACACCATTCTGCTCAAACATTAAAGGCGGTGGCGTAAAAGTTACGGCTACAAGACATGAGTGGCAAACAGAAACACTAGCAACTCCAGATGCTGCTTCAGCACAAGTTGATGGTGATGATACTACATCATTCGAAGCTAACACAAGAACTCGTGTTGCTAACCGCGTACAAACTAAAAAGCGTGCGGTAGTTGTAGCTGGCATACAAGAAGCTGTTGACTCAGCTGGCGTAGCGTCAGAAATGGCTAGACAAAAACTTATCAAAGGTATTGAGCTAAAGCGTGACTTCGAAGCTCGTTTCATTGGTAACTTTGCTTCATCTGAAGAATCAGGTTCAACTGGGCGTAAAGCTGCTGGTGCATTAGCATGGGCAACTTCAAACGTGTCACGCGGTTCAGGCGGTGCTAATGGTGGATATAGCGGAACAGATTGTGCTGCTGCTACAAATGGTACACAGCGTACTTTCACTAAAGACATCATGGATGCCGTAATTCAATCTGGATTTAATAATGGCGCTACATTCTCACAAATCTATATGAGTGCTGCTCATAAAGCAATATTTGCTGGATTTGCTGGACTTGCAGCTAACCGCTATGAAATCAACGGAATGGATGAAGGCGTAGTTGTTGGCGGTGCAGACGTTTATCTGTCTAACCACGGCAAACTAACTATAATACCAGTACAGTATGGCCTAACACGCGATGCTCTATTTGTAGACCCATCCATGTGTACTTTAGGTACATTACGTTCACCACGTTATGAAGAACTATCCAAAACTGGTGACAACGAAAAAGGTCAAATCCTTGGTGATATGACACTTATCGTGAAGAACGAAAAAGGTCTAGGCGTAGCCGCAGACTTAACCTAGTATTAGGTAACGAATGGGGGTTGGCATTTGCCAGCCCCTACAATTAGGAGATAAATATGCCAAAAGCAAAAGCACCAAAGATTAAAGCAAAAATACAAAAATATGACGGCATTGAATGCATTGTCACTAAAAAAGGCGGTATAGCGCAAATAAGAACTGGTAAATCAAATGCTGATGGTAGTGAAATATGTTACAAAAAAGGCGACATATTTAAAACAAATGCAGCGCAAGCTAAGTTATTAGAAGAAAACGATTTGGTAGTAGCAAGGGATTAAGATGAGTAGTTTTAAACCATTTTCATACGATTCAGCAACAGGCATGAAACACAGCCTAGCAGTTGATAGCGCAACAGATGAAATGTATGTAAAAACAGAACAAGATGTCACTAAAATATTAGATCACAATAAAAGACAGCAATATGATGCTAAAGGCACACTAGGTAAAGCTGATTTAGTTAAAGTTGGCACAATACCATTAGGGCTAATACAGCATTGGAAAGCAACAGAAGGCATTGATGTATTTAATCAAGACCATTGGCCTCGTGTTGTAGAAAAATTAAACAGTAATGAGTTTCAGGCATTGCGAGTAGCGCAGTTTAAGGTGTAGTTATGGCATTTGCAAATCTAGGCGAATTAAAAACAGTTATAAATGACACGTTAAATCGTGATGATTTGACTGCACAAATACCTAATTTTATTAAAATGAATGAAGAAAGCGTTAATCGCAAAGTCAATGTATCTGAGATGGAAGAATACACTGAGTTTACTATAAACGTAGGGCAAACAACATTGCCTACAAACTTCTTAGAGATGCGTAATATACAGATGAAAAGTTCTGAATATCCATTGCAATATGTACCGCATAACTCATTAGATGGAATAGGTGCTGACTCTGGTATACCTAGATTTTACTCTATACAAGGCACTAAACTATTATTTTATCCGTTTCCCCCAGATGCTACTATTGGCATTATGAGATATTTGGCTGAAGTAACGCCTTTGGTAAATGATGTAGATACAAATTGGTTACTAAGTAAATCACCGCAAATATATTTGTACGGCACATTATTACACGCTGCACCCTTTTTAAATGATGACAGCAGATTACCTGTATGGAGTGCATTGTTTGAAGATGCTGTTAAAGCATTGAATGACCAAGACAAGCGCAGAATGTCAGGAACTAAACCACAAATGATAAACGCAACAGCAGGATACTATTGATATGCCTACAACAACTAACTATGGATGGACATACAACCTACCAAATACTGCACAAGATACATGGGGCGGTGATTTAAATAACACGCAGATAGCGATTGATGCGCAAGTAAAAACTAATGAAAACCTTGCTAACTCAAAAGCACCAATAGCCGACCCTACATTTACAGGCACAGTTACAGGGCCGACATTTGATGGTAATTTAACAGGTGATGTTACAGGCGATGTATTTGCAAGTGATGGTACAAGCAAAATACTCGAATCTGGTACAGATGGCACTGATGCTGTATTGACAGGCAATGCAACGTCAGCGGATAAATGGTCTACTGCAAGAACTGTTACACTAACAGGCGTTGTTACAGGCAGCGTAGCATTTGACGGCACAGGTGATTTTACATTAGCTACAAGCGTTGGCACAATAGCAGATGATACACTAACAATAGCGCAAACAAGCGGTCTGCAAGCAGCATTAGATGGCAAAGTAGCACACGCAAGCGGTAATGGCAGAACAATAACTGTAGGCAATACAGCGCCTACAAGTCCACTAACAGATGACATTTGGTTTGATACAACGGCATAATGGCAATAAAAACTTATAACGGCACTGCATTTGCAGACGCAACAGCTAAGTATTACAATGGTAGTGCGTGGGTAGAACCTAATAGTGGTGTTAAGCGTTGGAATGGTAGTGCATGGGAAGTTGTTTCTACTGCATTTGAGGCAACACTAACGCAAACAGCACTATTTGGCTCTACATCATACAACTCATCACTGGGTAGCTATACAGGCGTTACAAGTAGCCCCGGCACTGGTTACACAGCGGTAACAGTCACAGGTGGTAAAGCGCCATTTACATATCAATGGTTTTATGTATCTGGCACTGTAAGTAGTATAAATCTATTCCCACAACTACCTACGCAGTACACTACAAGATTTAGTTTTAATTATGCGTTATCAGCGGGCAATGCTGTTTACAGATGCCAAGTAACAGATGCCGATAACAACGTAATAAATACAGACACAGTTACAGTGAGTTTTAGTTAATGTTAGTACCATTAAACATTCCGCCCGGTGTATACACCAACGGAACAGAGTATCAGTCTAAAGGCCGTAACTTTGATGCTAATCTAGTGCGTTGGCAGTTTGGTGCATTAGGGCCAATGGGTGGTTGGAGACAAAGAACAACTACAACTGTAAGCGGCAAGGCAAGACGTGTTATATCTTGGCGTGATAACAACAACCAAGTATGGGCTGCGATAGGAACAAATAGCCATTTATATGCTATGACAGCTGGCGGTGCTGTAACAGATATTACGCCTAGCGGATTAACTGCCGGGCGTGCAGATGCAGATACAGGCGCTGGATTTGGCACAGGTTTGTATGGACAAGGGCCGTATGGAGTTAGTAACCCTGCTGTGGTAAGCACTACAAACCCTGCAAGCATATGGTCACTAGATACATTTGGTCAGATATTGTTAGGTGTATTGCCTGATGACGGCAAACTGTACGAATGGAATGTAAACGTTAATGTTGATGCTACGCAAGTAACAAATGCGCCTGTAGACAACAGAGCAGTATTAGTAACGCCAGAGCGTATTGTGATGTGCCTTGGCGCAGCAGGAGTGCCAAGAGATGTTGCTTGGTCAGATCAAGAAGATAGAAACCAATGGACAGCAGCAGCTAACAATCAAGCTGGTAACTTTAGTTTACAAACAGCTGGTACAATATTAAATGCGGTCAATGTTAAAGGTGGTAGTCTTATATTTACAGATAAAGACGTATGGCGCGTTGTATATTTAGGGCCGCCATTAGTGTACGGATTTCCACAAGATAATGCTGGTGGTGGTTTAGTATCTGCTGGTGCGGTGACAACGGCTGATGGCGCAGCATATTGGATGTCACATGAAAATTTTTATGTACATACAGGTTACAGTCAACCTATAGCTTGCGACGTACATGATGCAGTGTTTAAAGACATTAACAGAGCGCAAATTAGTAAAGTTACTGCTTGGCATAACGCATCATTCGGTGAAGTTTGGTGGTTTTACCCTAGTGCTGATAGCACTGAAAATGACAAATATGTGGTTTATGACTACAGAGAAAGGCATTGGAATAAAGGCAGTTTATCGCGATTATGTGCGACAGACAAAGCGCCATTACCATATCCAATAGCTGTAGATGCTACTGGCAAGATATATGACCATGAGTTTGGATATGACCACAATGGCGATGTTAGTTTTATTGAACATGGGCCTGTAGAATTAGGTACAGGTGAAAATAGCTCTAATCTTACGTTTTTATATCCTGATGAAAGCGCTCAGGGTGACGTTAGCATAACCTTTAAAAGTAAAATGTACCCTAACGGCACAGAGCGTAGTTTTGGCCCTTACACAGCAACTCGGCAACCTGTACCAATAAGAGTACATGGAAGGCAGATGCTAGTAAAAGCAATAGGTGCAGAGTCAACTAATTGGAGGCTTGGTGTACCACGTATTGAAGTTAAACCAGGGAGCAAACGATGAGGCTACCTGATGCAATGCCAACATATGACGTTATAAATGAAACAGAAACACGTCGTAATATTACATATGAAATGACGCAAACGCGCAAGATAAATGAAGATATAAATATAAACGCAAGGAATAGATTAATACTTACAAGTCCTAATGGCACACGTTACAGCGCAAGTATTGATAACACTGGAGTATTGTCTTGGACAGCATTGTAAACATAGATAATCATAAAGAACAAATCGTGAACGCTTTAGTACGTTCAGGATATGAGCACACATATGAAGAAGTTAAACAGGCTGTCATAAACAAAGAAGCGCAGTATTGGCCAGCAAATAATAGTGCTGCAATAACAGAAATAGCTAACAAATCTGATGGCACTGTTGGATTAAATGTTTGGCTATATGGTGGAGATTTAAAAGACTTTTATCTTCTAGTAGATGCCGCAAAAAAATATGTAAACGATTTAGGTGGTAGTTACATTGAAACATTTGGGCATCGTAAGGGCTGGAATAGATTATTAAAAAACCTTGGTTTTGTTGTAGATGGCAAAACTTTAATATGGAGGCCGTAATGGGCAGTAAAACAAAAAAAGAAACAAAAACAAATCAAACACCCGACCCATTTACACAAAATATGATTAATACTGCCGCATCAAATGCAAGAGGCTTTGGTGAACAAGCATATACGCCATACACAGGCGAACGTGTTGCTGGCATGAGTGACATGGAAACAGAAGCATTGTCTAATTATATGTCAAACAATGTTAGCAATCGTGGTATTATGGAGCAAGGTTTAGAAATGGCACAACAAGGCGCACAATATACGCCAGACCAAATACAAACACAAAATTTTACTGATATGGACATATCTGGCTATATGAATCCATACATACAACAAGTTATTGACAATACAGTCAGTGATATAGAACGAAAACAAATGGGAAGTGCTGAAAATATAGATGCACAAGCTGCTAAATCTGCTGCGTTTGGTGGCTCTAGACAAGCAATACAACAAGCTGAAAATGAACGTAATTATGCTGACATTACTGCAAAAACTATAGGCCAGTTACGAAGTCAAGGTTATGAAGATGCAGCGGCTAGATTGCAAGCAGATGCTGCAAGGCAATTACAGGCTGATTCATATAATCAAGCTGCTGGTTTACGTGGTGCAGATTTACGACTGCGTGGTGCAGCACAAGTTGGTAATATGGCAGGACAATTATCTGATGCAGATTACAGAGCATATGGAGTAGAAAATCAATACGGGCAAACACAACGCGGTTTAGACCAAGCGCAATTAGATGCACAATATCAAGAAGCTATGAGGCAATATGATGATTTTTATAGAAGAGCAGGTATAGAAGGTGGCATACTCGGTGCTACACCTAAATATACAGATACTACTACAAATGAAACAACATCTAAAAGCGGTGGTGCAGGTAGTATGATAGGTAAAGGATTGTTAGGGCTTGCTATGGGGCCAGCAAATCCGTTTGCAGGTACATTACTTGGCAGCGCATTAAATAAATTTAAGTAATAGTAGAGTAAATTATGTCACCACTAACGAATATGTTTGCAATCAGAGCTAATCCACTAGGTATATTACAGGGTGCACCAGCATACAGAAAAAAGCCAGATGACGAAGAATTATATGGGCCTGATTCAAAGGTAGCAAAATTAAATCCAGGTTGGACAAACAATAGTGGTGGTGTAACAAAAAAAGGTATAAATGAATATTACGCTAAACGCCCAATTAATATGGAAACTGTAGAAACAGATTATCCTTTTTTAGCAGACCCAAATTTTCAAGTAGAGTTGAACAATATTTTAAGCCAAAATCCAAATATAAATAAAAAAGATATATATCAAATAATGTCAGGTGAAAGTAGTTTTAATCCAACTGCAAAAAACCCAGATTCAAGTGCAACAGGTTTGTTTCAATTTATAGAATCTACTGCAAATAATTTAGGTACAACAACTGACGAAATTAGTAAAATGACACCAGCACAACAATTAAATTTATATGGTCGTTATGTAAACAATTATATGCGCAATAGCGAAAAAAGTCCTGATTTTGTAATTAACATAAATGAAGATGGCAGTTACGAAGATTTTGATGAAGAAGCATTTGAAAAAATGTTTCCGCCACTAGATAAAAATGCACAAGACGACAGCAATAACATAGTGTCAAAACCAATAGTAGAAGATATTCCTGTCAGTCCTCCGAGGGCAATTGATATGATAAGAAATAGTTACAGAGAAGCCAACATAAGGAGACAAAAATTAAGTAAAGAATACAAAGAAGGCAAAGTCAGCGATAGACCCTTGTTTGTACCCCTTTTTCCTAAAGAGCCACTAACAAAACAAGAAGCAAATGTATTAAAACGCGCACAAGATGTTAACCAGCAATTTAACAACGAGAAAAATGATATGATAAATGCAAAAAGAGGTTTTATACCGCAACAAAGACAAGCGCAACCAGATGCTAATGTAGTATACGACAGTCAAGGTAATCCATACAGTGCAGCAATACCAGCAGGTAGTGTAACAGGACTCAATATAAGTCAAACTAAATTTGACCCAACAGGTGGACAACAACAATCACGACAAGATTTAGATAAATTAGCAAATTTTGACATTTCTACAATAGATGGTAAAGAATTTGTACACGAAAGAGGTCTTACTGAAAAACAAGTTATGGCCGAATATGATCGTAGAAAACAAAGTAATGGTGCTGGTGATGGTGCTGGTAATGGTGTTATGCCAACAGGTGTAGGCATATTACAGGATATGAGTAACGCTGTTGAAGTACCTTTTAGACAAGATGATTTTGCATTTGAGCAAGATAAAACAACAGGACTTGACAGAGCACGTAATTTATTAGGAGAGCCAACAACTGTTTATCGTGACATTAATGGTAATCTTGTAGAACCTAATAGTGAAGAACGTAAACCTAATAATTTACGTTATCTCGCAGGGTTATTGGGCAGTATTATGGCAGATAGATATGGCAATCCATCACAGCCAGAAGATAATTTCTCAAAATATATGAAATATACACAAGATGCAATAGAGCAACAAAGATTAGATAAGCAAGCTTTAGAAAGTACAATTGGTAATTACACTGATAGTGAAGGTAATATAGTGCTTGGCGGAGTAACACCAGGTGGTG